GAAGTACTACCTAAACCCGTTCCTAAAAAATCTAAACCCGAAGAAGTAAGTTATACTAGCAATCCAACATTAAATAAAATACTCAATGAAACTGCACAGAGTGAAGAGTTTGATGAGTATCCAACACTGGGCGGCAAAACTTTTGATTCTTCTAAAATGGCTGAAGCTATGGGTTATGGAAATATGATGGGTGGTAATGATGAAGTTAGAAGAGAAATTGGAGCAGTTCAAACTGCTCAAGCAGCTGGAGCTGATACATCTAACAAAGCAGTTCAAGATGTAATGAGTAACATAACAAAAGATTATAGTGGTGTAATGAAAGCTTTAAAAAAGAAAGATGGTAAATTATAATGAGTGTAGTACAAAAAGATTTAGATGAAGATACTTTTATAGGTTGTGAGTTACCAATGACTTACACAAGTAATGGATTCTTTAATAGAACCAAAACTGCATTAGAACAAGCAAAATCTAATATTAAAAGTCTTCTTTTAACTAACAAAGGTGAAAGATTAGGTAATCCTACTTTTGGCACCAACTTACTTTCGGTAGTGTTCACACAAGAAAATACAGACTTAGAAAGTAGGGTTGAAGAAGAAATTAGAGCAGCTATGGGTGTGTGGTTACCATTTATAAACATTGTTAGTATTGAAACTAATTTTTCTGATGATAATATGTCTACAGCTATTGTTAATTTAAGATTTAGTTTAAATGTAGATTTAACTGCGGAAGAAGATTTAGCATTAGACTTATCAACTTACAATGGTAGTTAATAGGAGAAAGTAAATGCCATATTCAGTAACAAAAAAATCAGTAAAGGAAGTTAGATATTTAAATAAAGATTTTACATCTTTTAAAGATAATCTAATTGAATTTGCTAAAATATATTTTCCAAATTCATATAACGATTTTAATGAATCATCACCAGGTATGATGTTTATTGAAATGGCAGCATATGTTGGTGATGTTCTTTCATATTATGTTGATAATCAATTTAAAGAAAGTTTATTATCATTTGCTGAAGAAAAAAGAACTGTATATAATATGGCTCAGTCTTTAGGATACAAACCAAAATTATCTTCAGCTTCTACGACTGATATTGATGTGTTTCAAACAGTTCCTGCTGTATCGAGTGGAACCGGTGGTAGTTATACAACAAAGGCTGATTTAAGTTATGCCTTGAATATAAAATCAGGCATGCAACTTCAGTCAGATACGGGGATTTCTTTTGTAACAACAGAAGATTGTAATTTTAAATTTTCAAGTTCTTACGATCCCATGACTATTACTGTATATGAAAGTTCTGCTAATGTTCCAGTAACATATTTATTAAAAAAAGGTATTCGTGCTTCTAGCGGTACAGTAACAACAGAATATATTACATTTAATGCGGCTGAAAAATATAAAAGAATATCATTAGGACAACAAAATGTTTTAGAAATAATTTCTTGTAAGGATAGTGATGGTAATGATTGGTATGAAGTTCCTTATTTAGCACAAGATACAGTATTCACAGATATGGAAAACACATCTAAAAACGATGATCAACTTTATACCTATTCAGACCAAGCTCCATATCTACTTAAACTTCTAAAGACATCAAGAAGATTTACAACATTTATTAGAGAAGATGGTAAAACAGAATTAAGATTTGGTGCTGGAACATCAGATAGTCCTGATGAGGAAATAATTCCAAATCCAGATGAGGTGGGTTCTACTTTACCTGGTTCACCAACCTATTTAAATACAGCTTTTGATCCTTCTAATTTTTTATCAACAAAAGCTTATGGACAAGCACCCTCTAATACAGAATTAACTATTACATATAGATATGGTGGTGGTGTCGCTAATAATATTAGAGCTAATAGTTTAAGAAGTATTCAGTCGTCTAATATAGAATTAGATGAAACAGGACTTAATGCGGGATTAGCAACTACTACAAAAAATTCTATAGCTATAAACAATCCTTTGCCCGCAGCTGGTGGTAGGAGCGCTGAAAGTATTACGGAAGTAAAGAATAACGCTTTAGCATACTTTCAAGCACAATCTAGAGTAGTAACAAAGGAGGATTACATAACTAGAGTTTACGCTTTGCCGCCCAAGTTTGGTAATATAGCTAAATCTTATATTGTTCAAGATAGTCAATTAGATAGTAAATCGGGTGCTAATGCGGATGCTCGTATAGCAAATCCATTAGCTCTCAATATGTATCTTTTAGGTTTTGATGCAAATAAAAAATTAACAACAGTAAATCAAGCGGTAAAAGAAAATGTACAAACTTATCTAACTCAATTCAGAATGGTTACGGATGCTGTAAATATTAAAAACGCATTTGTAATTAACATAGGAGTTAAATTTAATATATTAACTAAAGTTGGTTATAATAAAGAAGAAATTGTATTGAAAGCTATACAAAAAGTAAAAGATTTTTTCAATATAGATAAATGGCAAATAGGACAACCAATTGTCGTAGCAGACTTAGCCTATCAGATATCGTTAATTGAAGGTGTATCTGCGATAGTTCCTCCTGAAGAAGATAATCCTAATGGTCATTCTGTAGTAATTGTTAATAAGTTTAAAGCAGGTAGTGGTTATTCAGGAAATGCTTATGATATATTAAGTGCTACAAGAGATGGAGTTATTTACCCATCACTAGATCCAAGTTGTTTTGAACTTAAATTCCCAAATACTGATATCGAAGGTAGAGTAGTTGGTAGTACAGGAGGTAACTAATGAATTATTTTATTTATCCAGATATCGATACAACTTTATATGCGGCTAGTGGTAGTGCTAATACAGGTTTAGATGAAGTTTTAGAAATAAGAAAAGATATGAGCAAATCTGGAGGTAATATAAAAATATCTCGTATTCTTATGAAGTTCGATTTGAGTGAAATATCTTCTTCAATAGTTAGTGGTATAATACCTACTGTTGCTTCTGGTAGTAAATATTATTTAAATTTATACGATGCTGGCTCTGAAAATTTAAATGTCAGTCAATCATTACATGCTTATCCAATCAGTCAAAGTTGGGTTGAAGGACAAGGTACTACTGAAGATAATCCTTTGACATTGGAAGGAGCTAGTTGGAATTACAGAGATGGAATAACCGATAAAACTTTTTGGTTAAGTGGTTCTGAAGCCGCTGTTTCTGCTTCTGGTGGTAATTGGTATTCAAATGTTGTTGCAACACAATCATTTCAATATGAGTCAACGGATATGAGAATGGATGTTACACCTATTGTAAATTCTTGGTTAAATGGAACTTATGCAAATCATGGACTTATTATTAAAAGAAGTGGTAGTTTTGGTAATTTAGATACTAATACAGCTGAAGGAAATACTGATAGATTAGGAACTTTTAAATTCTTTTCAAGACAAACTCATACGATATATCCACCAAAATTAGAGGTTGAGTGGTGTGATGCAAAATGGAGCACTGGTTCTTTAAGTTCTTTATCTTCAGCTGAATTGGAAGATATGTCAATTTATATGAAAAATTTAAGACCTGAATACAAAGAGAAGTCAAAAGTAAAATTTAGAATTGTTGGTAGAGCAAAATACCCAACTAAATCTTATTCTAATACTGCTTCAGAATATTTAACAGCAAAGTATTTACCAAGTGGTAGTAAGGAACAAATAGGTAATACAGGTGCTTACTATTCAGTAAAAGATGTTCAAACAGAAGATGTGGTTATTCCTTATGGAACAGGTTCTCTTATGAGTTGTGATTCAACAGGAAATTATTTTAATCTTTGGATGAATGGATTACAATCAGAAAGATATTATAAATTTGAATTTAAAGTGGTTAGTGGAAGTAACACAGTTGATGAAACTATACAATATTTTGATGATAATTTTGAATTTAAAGTAGTGAGATAAAAAATGCCTTATACACAAGAGGAATTACAAAATTTATCATTTTATCAAAATTTGATTGATGAAGATGAACAACAATACTTACAGAAAAGAGCTAGGTTGGAAAACGAAGCAAATGTTTCAGGTTCAGCAAATCAGGGAAAAATAATAAGAGACAATTCAAATACAATTCTTCTTTTTGAAGATCCTTATGCAAATGCTTTACAAGAAGATGAAGAATCTAAAATTGTTTACGATTTAAGAGTTAAAAAACTCAAAACTGATGATACTTTAAATAAGATTCTTCAGAGAAATTTTAGAGAGTTATAATGTCTAGTAAATTAAATGAAAGAGATAAAAAACTTTTAGATGGCAATCTTTTAGATGCTGTAGGTAATAAACCCTACGAAAATGGAAAATGGGGAACACAAGTACAAGATTTTGTTTATTTAGAATTACTTGATGGTAATGGTAATCTAATAGAATATACTAATTTACCTGTATCTGAATTTGTGGCTAATTCCGAAAATAATAATGTTGAATTTTATCCTGGCTCACATATAAGAAGTTTAGGATTTGAAAGTGGAATATTTACAGTTAAATATAATTTTTTAAGAAAATTGGCTGGTGATGAATCTGCTGTCTTACTTCACACAGTAGATAAAGTTGATACTAAAATTGGTGATATATATACAAATCCAGATAAATTATATATAACAGATGATGGTATAGTTTATAACGTTACTGAACAAGAATATAAAGATAGTCCTACTGCGGCTGAACAATTAGCAGTTGAAGATTTAAGATATCAAATAGATGAAGTATCCCCAAGTAGAACTGAAGTTAGGTTAAGAGCTAAAAAAATAAATAGTGCTTATATCGATGAGTTTATAAGTGTACAAACAAAAAATAAATATAAAAATGTTACACTTGATATAAACTTTACAGGTGATAATAGATATGAATCAAAAACTTTAACTATTACGCCTGATACTGGAGATTTTTTATTCACACAACAAATGGTTAAAGGTACTTTAACTTTACCAGATGTTTATAAAGTAGATGAAATAGAAAGTGCGGTAAGGTCAGATTTTAATATTGTTGAAAATGGTACATTTGAAAATTTACAAACAACTTCGGGAGAGTCTGGTGTTTCTAGTATTGTATATTATGGTGATAAAAAAGCATGGGATCCAGAATTACATGAAGATGCAGTTTTACCGATTGGTTGGCAAACCAACGCTGGTTTTAGAGGTAATGGGGGCTATGGTAGTTCAGATATATGGGATAATACAGAACATATAGGTTACCATGCTAAAGTAGTTCAAAATGAAGGAGTTGCTGGTGGAAATTGTTTAAAATTTACAGATACTAACGAGATATTTGAAAGTTCACCCGATTGGCCAACTGGATATCCTTATAGATTACAAATATATGGTAAGTATGGTATGCCAAAACTTGCTGGTTTAGGTGTAAAGGGTGGAGACTATATGAACATCAGAATGGATATAAGAAGTTCAGTAGCTGGTAAAGGAATCCAAACTGCTGTAAGTTATCCTGATGAGTTAGAAGTTGAAGATGTACCTCAAGGTGCACCTGCTGGATATTTTGATCCTGCGGGTACTGGTCCTGTCGAAACAATGCCATCAAGTCCACCAGCTAACTATCAAGCAAATAATACAACCAATGCAAATGCTATAGAATCTGTACCGAGTGTATTTGAATCTCAAATTATACAACAATATAATTTACAAACTATTGGTTTTAAGAAAGCTGGTGGTGTTAAAGATGTAGCAGTAGGTGACACAACTGCTAACACAACGATTGCAGGACAAGGTGCTTGGAGGGTAAATAATATAGTTGATGATGGGAACCCTGAGGATGGTCCTAATTTAATGTATATGTGGATACCAAATTTACAAGAAAATTTACAAATTGGAGCACTTAGTCCTGAAGGAGAATGGACGTGGAATGGTAGTATATGGGTTGCCTCTCCTGGTAATACTAATGTTCCAACTCCACCTGAAAATACTGTTAATAACATAAATGCAGTAAATCATCATTCTTGGGTGGTAAAAAATTCGCCAGATGACTATATGGGAAAATCATATTATCCAAGAAAAAGAAGACCAGGACAAAATAGGGGATGGCAAACAGGAACATTTATATATGATCAAGAAGGTGATAATGATAAAAAATTTGATAATACAACTGATACTACTAATGGAAGTATAACTACACTATTATTCAAAGATGATTTAGTTTGGGGTACTGAATTTGGTTCTGAAAACTCTGATACAATAATGCTTTGGGAGTTTGATGAACTATTTCCAGATGTTCGAGAAGTAATAGTTAATGCTACTACAGGTAAAACTCTGTATGATGATATATTTGAAAAGGGGTTTATACAATCTATAACAAGAACAAGAAGTAGTGAAAAAGCTTTTCTTGTATTTTATAATAATGGTGATGTAACAGAAGATGGATTAACACATCCAGATTCTAATAAATGGTTTCGAATGAGAGAAGTAAACAACTATACAGTAGGACCAGAGCTGGGTGGTAAAAAAGTTCATCTTCTTTCAGATATAAATGAACTTTTAAATAATCAAGTTTTGCAAGAACCTACTAAGCTTGAAGTTGCATACTCTGGAAAGAATAAAGATATCCCTGATAATAAAGGTGGTGATTTAGCAAAAGGATTTTGGTTTTTCACAACAGATCAGGTTCATTACACAAATAAAAGAGAATCGAAAGATTTACTTGGTATATCCTTTGGTACATCAACTACTTATGATGAAGATGGAGTTAAGTTTAAAGGTTTGCGTAGGGGATATTTTCCTGATGTAATGATAGGTGCTCCCGCATCAGGCATCACAGAAGCTTCTGAAGATCATTCTGATGGAACGGAGTATTACTTTTTAGCTTATTCAAGAAGTGATGCAACAAAACTTTATAAAACAGTTAATTCTGGCGGTGCTAGATATTATGAAGATATAAATACTATTTTCTTTAATGTTGGAATTTTTGGAACTAAGGGAGCAGATTTAACTTATGGAGTTAGAAATCCAGCGGCAGAAAACTTTGGTCGATTTGATGGAGAACAAGGTGATGGTGAACGTTTAGGAACTGCATTCACCAGTCCGTTTCAGGGTTTTCAAGTTCAAAGCAATGATGACGAATGGAAACATATTGTTTATCATAATTCTGAAAAAGCTATTTATGACTTTGAACTTAATCCTTTAAAGATTGGCGCTAAAAGTGAGAAGAAATTATGGATATGGAATGGTTATGAATGGGTTGATAATAATGTAATGCCACCAAGATATTCAAAAAAAGAAGCTCTAAAAATTATAATGGCTCCATCGGAAGCGGGTGTTTGGGAAACAATCGAAATTAGCGCTCTGATTCCAGCTGATTGGGTACTCGATCAAAGTTGGTCTTTTTATATGTATGGTAATAATCGTAGATTAGAAGGAACTGAACCATCTCAAGGAATAGTTTGGGTTGATAATGTTTTTATAGATTTTACATATACTGATCAATCAGAAACAAGACCTGTGATGAGACCTTATAAGGCTCAAATTACTTCCATTAGTGAAGACGGTAAGACTATACAAGTAGATCAGTCTTATATGGAATCTGGAATAGAACAAGGACAACAAGATATAGATGGTTCAACACCTGAACTAGATTTTCCTGAGTTACCAGAAGCTTTTAATAATTTTTATGTAACTTATTTTAATTTAAATCCAAAAGATTTAAGAACATATTTAAAATTTGATAATCAAATGTTTTTGACAACTAATTTTAAACAAGATGTAATTTCTGTTCCTGAATATCCAAATTCAGTTGTTTATAAAATGTATGAACCATTGCCGCCGGTTTTAGAACAGTTTGATGAATGTATAGTGGTAAAGGAAATGGCAAATCCATTGGTAGAGACAATTAATATTGTAGATTTTATACCAGAAGAAGAACCTCGTCTAGTTTTAAAATCACCCGATTTAAAAAATGCCGAAAGTCCTATTCAAGTTAGAACAACTCAATATAAAACGGAATCTGATATTTTAACATCGGATTCTTCTATATCAAAGGAGTTGAGAAATAAATTTATAAGTCAGAGTATAGATAGTGTTGAGTTGAATACAGATTACTCTCGTTATGAAAATTTTATAAACTTTGGTTCTGTAGAAAAAAGGGTGAGAAATTTTAAATTAAAATTAGAGAATATAGAAAGTTATAAAATAAGTAGTGCTTCATATGTTGGTGTAAGTGGTTCTGCTTCCGATTTAAAATTTTATCATTCTAAAATAGAAGAAACTAAAAACAATTTAGATAGTTTTGAAAATTATATGTATTTCGAAAGCTCTTCTTATCAAAGTGGTTCTTTAGGACAATTTTATGATAATTCTTGGCCTAAAACAAGTGGAGATGGAACAACTTTAAATCCATATGTTTTAGCACACACAACATCTTCACAAGCAACTAATTGGTTTAGTAAAGCTGTAACATCTTCTTCACTATATGATAACGAGAATAATAATAAATTAAGTAGTATATTACCCGAATTTATAAAGTATGATGAATCCAATAAAGAATACTTAACTTTTACAGATATGATTGGTCAGCATTTTGATAGTATTTGGGAATATATAAATTCATTATCAGATGTATATGATAGAAGAGATAAATTGGATGAGGGATTATCAAAAGATTTGATTTATAATGTAGCAAAATCTTTAGGTTGGAATTTAGCTGATGGTAAAGATTTAGTATCTCTACCAAGATATGCTTTAGGTAAAGAAGTTACTGGTTCAGCTTACTCTGATTATTCAGCGGTATCAGAAAAGGATATATCAAGAGAGATATGGGGTCGTATAGTAAATAATATGCCTTTTTTCTTAAAGAATAAAGGTACTGTTAGAGCTCTAAAAGGATTAATAAATATCTATGGTATCCCATCAACTATTTTGAGAGTTAAAGAATATGGAGGACCAAATGTTCCTGATAATGAAACTCCACAATTTGAGATAACAAGAAAATTCACAAAAGCTTTAGACTTTAGAGGTGGTCAGTCAGTTAAAACTGCTTGGGCTAATGATGGAATTACAAGTAGAAAGCCAGATACGATAGAGTTTAGATTCAGAGCAGCTACTGGCTCTAATCAAATACTTGTAGAAAAACAAGATGGTAATAATCAAGACTTTTTTATAAGGTTAAAAGATAATGGTTCAACTGATAATTATGGTTTTGTTTCTTTTATGTTGTCTGGTTCAGCCGTAGGTCAAGATATTGGTCAATATAAAGAGATAACTTCATCTACTTTACCAATATATGATGGTGATTT